TTATCCCGCGCGAGGCTGACAATCGTAGCTACTGGCAACCCCCGGACAGTAACCACTGCATCCCCAAAGACCACTTTCTCCCGCATCTGCACTGTGTCAATGATGCTAACCATATTTGCTCTCTCCTAGTTATAGATATCCCCAGGGCACATTGTACCCCGGGGTGGTTGTAATGTCAATCAAAAGTCACAGCGCTCAACTGCCCATCTGCTGTTCGCCGGAAGGACCCCTCCAGCTCAATGAAGGCGAGGTCCCCACTAGGGAACACAAGCTCCCCTTTGTTGAAGTACACATAAAGGAAGAAGCTAATTGTGGGGCCATCAGTGTTAACCCCTATCAGCTCAAGGAGGCCCGCTGCACTTGCTCCTTTCCAATCTTCAACTTTTTCTTTGCCATCAGGCACAGTTACCATTGCACCCATGGCCAATGCAACATTCTCTGGGGTGATTTCGTCTAGTGCGAGCTTAATAGAATTCCCCCGGATAAATACCCTGGTTATATTCCCTAAGTGTCTTCGGGCCTTATATGTCTCTGGAACCCCCATGTTTGGGCGGTTCCCAGTGGCCTTAGTGAACCAAGCGTCAAATGCCCAGGGGAGATAGTTTTCAACGTTAGGACTTTCCATGCTCATTCCTCCTTCGAGTTAGGATACTCCACGGCACAAAGGTACCGTGGAGCCATGAGCGTGTCAAGCACTAATTACAGGACTGTGCCTGCTGATGCTTGGAACAGAGCAGTACCGAACGAGCCATTCGACACCAGGATTTCGCCTTCGAGTTCCATGCTGGCAACTTCTTCCGTGATTAGGCCCAGGGCCGAAGAAGGTGTGAAGGAAACATTCGGCAGGTCCAAAGTGATCTTCGGGCCGTAGTCACCATTACCAATGACTTCCAAGCGGCCAGACACCTCAGTGGATGCCAGAATTTCCACCAGCACATTACCATCGGTGTCCACACCTTCCGAGCCAAGCAAAAAGATTGCCAGGTTAGCCGGGGTGATTTCTTCGAGGGTAAGTTTGATAGTGCCACCCTTCGTGATAATGAACTTCTTGTCCTTCGCCTTGACACCTTCCATGGAGGAAAAGTGGTCAAGGGTCTCCAAGGCCAATTCGAACTCGGCGGTAGGCACGTTACCCATGTGGCGGCGCGTGCCCCCGGTTTTCGTGAACCACACGTTCGCTTTCATGATCGCGTAGTTTTCAGTATTAGGCGCTGCATAAATAGACATGTCTTTTCAGTCCTCTAGCTAGAGTTTGTATCGGATATCGAAGTTGAGTTTGTGGTAGCCCACGGTGTCATCCGCCTGCGCCAACCCCATCTCCGTACCCATATATCGTGCCCCTTCACCTTCGAAAGTGAGAGCCACGAAAGTACCATCGTCGCGCAACGCGTTGATAATCGCGAGACTGATACTATTCAGTTGACTGCCTATGGCCTCGTAGGGTGCAATCACACTCACGAGAATTTCCATGTGCAGCAGGATGATCTGGGGGGCACTGGCCGGTCTCTTGTTGCCATATGCCACCCCGGTGTTCTCTTCATTGCCATCCAGGATAATAATGGCTGGCAGCATCGCGGCGGGCACCCCAGCCTCTGGGATAGCGTAGTTCCGCAGGACGAGAGCCACCCCATTCGCTGAGGCGATACTGTCACACAGATACTTGGCCCGTGCCGCTATGGCTTCCCGGCTCATGCCCCCAATACCTCATCTGCCAACTTGTTGATGAATGTGAGCATAGCCTTATTGTCCACAGAAGGCCCCTGCTCCGTGGCAACCAGCTCCTGGATAATTCGGTTCTGCGCCCATAGCGGATTGCAGCCACACTGCTCCAGGAATTCTTGGTTGCCCGCATCTATCCGGCCAGTCATACGAACTGAACGAACAGACTGTACGAGCGCACGGAGCAATTGCGCCCGGTGATCCATTTCGTCAATGCGCTCTTGTGAAAGGTCACCAAGAGACGCGCGCAAATTGTCGTGCATGGCTTTGTATACAGCCACCTCTTCCATAGCGCCCCGGAACTTTACCAGCGTCGCCTGCATCTCCTCCCGCGTGCGCGCAATCCGTATCAGCAAGCGTTTAGCAGAAATGTCACTGCTATCCCCCTGCCCGGACTCTTTGGTGTATAAGTACTCAGCTTCCTCTACATCCACCTGTTTCTCTATCAGGTTGTATTTGGCCTCACGTAGAGCAGCTCCCTTGGCTTCTAGCTGCGCTGCCACATACCGCATATTCATGACCTCGGATGGCCAAGAAACGGTAACATTCTGGATAAACCAGGGGGTCTTTGATTTGGCCCAAAGCTCGCCTAAATACGCGGTCTCTGCTAGCGCAGTTTGTGTGTCCTTCCATTCGGCTAGGAACCTGTCGTCCACCAGCCCAACAAGGAATTTTTCATCGTTTGGAATAATCACCAAGTCAGCCATATTCATTATCCCTGCCCCCCAGTTGCCACGTATCTTGCTACTGATAAGTCCCCCACGTCTGCGGCATTGCCAAAAGAGGCAAAAGTAAACTTATCTATTGTATTCACCCCCGCCTGGTTCCCACAGCTAAACCCGTAGAGCCTCCCAAATACGCAGGCATCACCATAGCGCGAGCCCGAAAGGTCTGCGACATCTGAAGCATTCCCCTCTGATGCAAAGGAGATTGAGTCCACAGTATTCACTGCGGTATACCCCCCGCAGAAGAACCCATAACTACCGACTAAATCCGCCATACCCGCAGCCCAGCTACGGGCTGAGGTGAGGTCTGCTAGGTCAGTAGTATTTCCCTCACTAGCAAAAGTCAGCTTCTCAATGACGTTGACCGTCGTGGTGGTATATCCGCCACCAATATAAGTTGCCAGAGAGGAACTACTGCCACCAAATGACCTCTTTGCCGCAATTAGATCGCCAACGTCTACTGCGTTAGCCATTGAGCTGAAGGTTATCTTGTCTATAGTGTTGTAAATGGCGGCCTCACCGTGGGAAGCCCCCCCGAGATGGTATCCAGTGGTTGTAGACCAACCAGAGGCCCCACCGAAGCGTGCTACAGAAAGCGCATACCCGGTAGCACTGGCATTCCCGCTAGAGGCATAAGTGAACTGCAATATCGCGGACACCACGCTGCCGCTAGTTTCTCCACCTGCCACATATGCCTTTGTAGAAGAATTCGTCACCATTGTGCCATACCGGGCCGAGGATAAGTCCCCCACGTCCGATGCAGAACCAGCAGAGGCGAAGAGTATGCGGTCAATTACATTAGAGAAATCCGCTGCATATCCACCAAAGAAATAGCCATACCCTGGGTATCTGGCCAAGGCCGCTGATTGCCCAGTGAGGGTAAAAGCCCCCTGCGCTGCTGGTAGGGCGCCCCGAAGGGTCACACTTTGCCCAGTAAGGGCAAAAGTCCCCTGCACTGCAAGTAGGTTCCGCCGGAGGATTGCACTTTGCCCAGTAAGGGCGAAGGCCCCCTGCGCTGCAAGTAGGTTCCGCCGGAGGATTGCACTTTGCCCAGTGAGGGCAAAGGCTCCCTGCGCTGCGGGTAAATTCTGCCGAATAGCCAATCCTTGCCCAGTAAGGGCGAAGGCCCCCTGCGCTGCGGGTAGGTTCTGCCGAAGTACTACACTTTGCCCGGTAAGGGCGAAAGACCCATAGTCCGCCAGTATCCCCAAGCCCAGTCTAAAGCTTATGTCCTGCCCGCTGAGCAAGAAAGCCCCATACCCTGCTGGTAACGTCCGGTGCAGGACTACACTTTGCCCAGTAAGGGCGAAGGCCCCGGCTTGGGCTACTAGGTTCATGCGAAGAATTACCGCCTGCCAGGTAGCCACAAAAGACCCATACTCTAGGGTAATGGGGGGCAGCTCGCTGGGGAGCATAATGTCCATCTCTTGCCCGGTAAGGCCGAACGAACCAAGCCCCATAGGTATATTCAAATGGGTGAATGCAGCTTGCGGGGTCAGAACAAAATAGCCTGCTCCTACTGGCGCGCTATACCGCAGCGATACATTCTGCCCAGACAGGGCAAAGGCCCCGTATCCCTCAACTACATTCATATGCGTGAATGCAGATTGCCCGGTAAGATCGAAGTCCCCGAACCCAGCCGTTATGTTTTGCCCCAACGCCATGCTGAAGTCCTGCATGGTCAGGGCAAACACCCCGGCATCGGCAGGCATACGACGATGGGAGGCTATGGCCTGCCCGGTAAGGACGAAGTATCCGGTACCACCGGTTAGTTCCGTGCTGGTCAGCTTACGGAGGGTGAAGTACACCTCGCCGCCGCCCATTGGGCCAGGACGGGTTAAATGCGTCAGGACTTCCCAGTCATTTCCGTTAATCGTAACTCTGGCTTTAAATAAATCAATCGGAGTGAAACCAAGCGCAGTCAGACTAGAGAGCATGGTGGATACAGCGGGCGAGACCGTATCCACCTCAATGGCACCATTCGTAGAAAGAGCTATGCCATCTGTCTTGTCAATGCACTTTACAGTATACGCAAAGCCCCCCACATACACAGTAGCTAATACACCGTGCACGCGATAATTCGCAGCAAGTGCTAGCTCGAAGGGGGTCTTTATCACCATGTGTACTACTCGCCCGAAATGAAGTTGCTGGGTGGCGCGAACGCCACCCTTGGCTATTATGCCGTGGCAATGGTAGCGCGCATGAGCAGCTTAGGCCGCGTGCAGATCGGCAGCGGGTTCATCTGCGCATGCAGCTTGACCCAACGGTCAAACTCAGGATCGCGAGCCATACGGCTGTAGCGGGGCAGACCAACCGTGTTGATCGTATCGCCAAAGTCTGCCGGAGCATAGAACTCGCGGTACAGGCCAGGGATGCCAACTGGGAACAGTTGAGCGTCGTCTGGGTCGATAGCCACTGTGGAGTTATCGTCTGTGCCCTGGTAGTTGTGCCAGATGATCCCGCCGAACTCGAAAGCACCGAAAGCATAGTTCGTGCCCATGATCTTCTCGGCCCGGTCATACCCGCTGTATGCCTTCAGAACGCTATCGCACTCAACGAGACGGTCGAACAGATTGTCACCAGCCAGAGCGTGGATTGTCCAGCCTGATGGCAGGGGCAGCTTGGCATTGCGGATCATCTTACGGGCGATCTGCTGTGCAATGGCGCGCATGCCAGGATATGCAGCAGGGGTAGTTACAAGAGCGTCCTGAAGGTCTACTGCGGCCTCAGGAACCACACCGAACAGGGTGAACAGGTTCTCAATGACCGAACCGTCTGCATCCAGAATGATACCGCGAAGGGCACCAAGCCGAAGGCTTTCCAGAGTGAGGTCAAGCCGCTGTCCCATGAGCTGCTGCTGCTGGGATACAACCTGCGCCGCACCGGCGAAAGCATCGGTAGAGCCAAAAGCGCGAACGTCTTGCAACGAAGCGATTTCAATGGTCTGCTCGATCTGCACGTGTGGAATTGCCACAGCGCGCAGGTTGGCTTTCGCAGTATCGGCTTGCTCAGCACGGCCACCACGGCGGGAGGTCGATACCAGGCCAAGTGTCTCCGCACGGCTCTCGATATAGGCGTGGATAGTTGGGATGCCCTGGCGCACGCCATCAAAGGCAAGCTGACCAGCCAGCCCAGGCACGGAGTCAACGGCGATAAGCTGCTCAGTCAACGTGGCCAAGCTGAATGCGTCGTTCTCCAGGATTTCAACAATTGTAGGCATGGGTAATGGCTCCTATTAGTCAACAACAACGATTTTCGGATTGACAGCGGCCAGAGCGGCAAGCACGGCGGCTTTCTTCTGGGCATCTGCTGGGAGATTGAGGTAAGCTTCACGCACCACAGCCCCACGGGCCACATAAGGCACCTTGAGGATGTCTGCGTTCGCACCAGTCGCCGAAGCGTCAACATCGCCCCAAGCAATACCGGCAAGCGCGCCTGTCAGTGCTTCAGCGGTATCGAAGTCTGTAATGGCATCAAGCACGTACAACTTACTACCGGACAGAACAAGAATGTCGCCGTCCACATGTTTTTCCCCGCTGGCCAAAGTGGCCTCATCCCGGCTATAGCGCCGATCAAGCTCTGACACGAGGTATTCGCCAGCCCGCTGGCCTTCATATGCAATAGTCATCTAGTCGTCTCCTTATGCGATTTGCAGAACGCCATTGGCCGCACTAAAGTCCGTAGTAATGGAGTTACCGTCCGCGAGGGTGACAGCACTGCCATTGTCATAGAACCCAATCAGCTCATCATTGGTCGCCGTATCATTGTACAGCACCAGATACCTCCAGGTGGCCATGGTGCCCCCAGACGCTGTGAACGTCACATCGTCGATCACCAGCTTATACGTGCCGCTGGTTTGTGAGCTTGCCGTGACTGTTACAGTCGCCCCACCTGCGGTATACCCATAGCCTGCGGTAATCTCAGTGATATCCGCCTTCACAGCATTAGCCGCTGCCGGGGCAACGTTCGTTAGCATAAGCTTGATAGTATCACTACCAAGGTTATGGGACTTCTCAGCCATAGCTTCGACGAAGCTATTGAATTTAGTAAATAATGCCATTTACTTTCCCTTTCCATATCCACGATAGACCCACAAGAGGTTAGAAACCCCACTTTTACTAACCGCCGCAGGGGTCTTTTCTCCGCCGGTGGTAGTTACTACTGCCGTAATCAAAGCATCTTCTTCTGGCACTGCCGCATCCCATTCAGCCCGAAGGTTCGCAGCCATCTGAGCGGCTGCAACAGCGGCTAGGTAATCCTCATCCGCCTGGGTTGGCTCGTCCAGCTCGGGGGCTGGTTCTTCCACGGGTACTGCGGCAAAAAACTCGGCAGCCCTTGGGTGCTTGGCAAGCAGAGCTGCATTTGCCGCGATAGCCACCTCGTCAATAATTTCGTCTGCGAACCCCCAATCCGCTGCTGCGGCGGCACTGAGCCAAGTCTCTGCGGCCAAGAGGTCCACAATTTCGTCCGTGGCCTTACCGGACTTGTTGACATATATGCCCACGAGTGAGTCGCGAATGGCATCCAGGGTATCAGCTATCTTGCGCAACTCACGCGCGTTGCCGACAATACCAATGAGCGGATCATGCACAATTAGGAAGGCGTTGCTGGGCATACGGACAATATCGCCCGCCATAGTGATGACAGACGCAGCAGACGCGGCGATGCCATCCACATGGACAACAATCTTCACCCCACCAGCAGACAGCCTGCGCAAATGATTGTACATAGCCAAAGCGGCGAACACCTCGCCCCCGTAGCTGTTAATGCGGACGTTAAGGGTGGTTACCCCCACGCCCACAACTGCGTCCACGGCAGACATAAAATCCAGAGCAGTAATGCCCCCCCCGCCAATCTCGTCATAGATAAGCACCTCAGCCTCGGTGGCCTCGGGTGCCCTAGCCAGTACTCTGAACCACGTGGTCATTGATTATCCTCTTCGGTTGGGTCGGGAGCCCGCTGGCTTTTATCACCAGCGGGCGGCGCGGCTTCTGAGGCACTGGGGGAGGGAGCGATACCCAATGTCTCTTCGCGCTCTTTGTCTTGGGCGCGGCGTTCGTCAACTTCCTCAGCGTCATAGCCAAAGCTTTCAACAACGTCGCTACGGGATTTAAATCCACTCTTAACCGCCAGGTCTTCTGCCTGCATGTCCTTCATCGGGTCTACCCAATCGAAGCGAGGAGCAATCCACTTAGCGGTGTATGCCTGCTTGTCCTCAGCGGGGATGCTAATAACTCCCACACCTACCGCAGCCTGGAGCCAGGCATCTCGCATCTTTGAGCACACCATGGGGATAAGAGTCAGGTCCTGCTTGCGCGTGCACGCGCGGCGGAATTCCATGAGGGCGATGCGCTGGCTAGAGAAGTTACCCCGCGATACGTCGCCGGAGAATAAATGGTATGGGACCCCCAGCCCCGTTGCTGAACGAAGCTGCTGGGCATATCTAAATGCCTCATAATTGGCCCCCACATCTGCTGGGGAGGAGAAGGACACATCTTCGCCAGGAAGTAGGGTCACCATTGCGCCTGGAGATAATTCCGCCTCGGTCTGCATAACCCCGTCATTATTCACTTGGCCCAGAGCGCCCAGAACGGAGTCCTCGTCCTCAAGCGTGGGGCGCCGAATGAAACCAGTGAACAGCGCGGCGTTACGCTTCCGCTCAAGCTCGGCCCGGTCATAGGCGCTAAGGGTGGCCTGGGTGGCAACCACGGAAATCATGCGCGACACGCCACGTAGCTGCCCAGCGAACACCGGCTCATAAATGTGGAATACCTCTTCGGCCGGTACCCGTGTATAAACGTCAGCGCCCTTCATCCAGTCACTGCGCGCAGGATGCTGCCGGAAAAAATGATAGGCCACCCGGCGTCCGATCAGATCAAACTCAATCCCGCAGTCAATGCGGTTCTGCCTGCCTGAGGCGGGCTGGGATAAGGCAGTGGAAAGCATTTCAGAAGGAAGCACTTGGAACTGAACCGGCACCTCCAGGCCATCCGTTGTCCGGCGCTTCCGCACACGAATGAAGCACTCACCAGTGATGGCCTCTTCCATAGCGATTAGGCGCTGTAACCCGTAGCCGTCGAAGATACCATCTGCATCCATATAGGGGGTGGAACGCAGCCACATGGCGTTCAGCTCTTCCCTGAGAACTTTATCACTCGCAAGAGAGGAGGGCTTAATGCCTGAGCCCACAATGGAGTCCACCAGGGCATTAATCGCCCCAGCTATGTTCGGGTCATTTAAAACCATGTAACGCGCGCGGGCTACCGCATTGGCGCCATAAGACGATATAAGGGTGTTGATTTCCCTTTGGGTCGATGGTACGGTACTCAAATAGCGAGTGTCCCGCCCCGCTGCGAAGTTAGTCGGGCGGGGGGCTTGCCCACTGTTGAACCAGGAGGACCAAAAAGCCATGAATTAATCCCTCTGCCGAATGTAAACAATGCGGGACCGCGTACCCGTGCCAAGGGCAGCTATCTCTGCAAGGATGTCCGCTATAGCCTTATCAATCTCGATCATGCTACGGAAAAGGGTCTCTGTCTCGCCATGCTTTACCCGTAGCGCGCCTGAGTACTTGGCTGCTTTTAGGGCATAGAGCATCTCTTCTAGCTCTTCTAGCGTCATAGGGCTTCCTCCGTAGTGTGGCAATCCTACCGCAGTGTGGCACTTAGGTCAAGGTGTTAGTTAACCATAGAGCGACATCAGTAGTCACGTCTGCTCTTTCGCACGCTGCGCTGAGGCGCCGTAGCCGTTACCGTGGGCGCCCTTGGGTTTTCCTTTATACACACCGCAATGCGCTCTTGCTCCTCCCGCATCCTTGTCACGTTAAGCCTGCGGACAATGCGCAGCCCCTGGAGCGCTGCAAGAGCATACACCCTACAATCAAGGGCTTCGTTGTTCCGGCCTGGTATCTTCGCCCACCGCCGAACAACGGTGCCCGATACCTTCTCAAGAATGATGCGCTCTGCCAAGAGCTGATCGAACCAGGCCGGGTCCCGGTCAACTGGGAAGTGGCAATAATTCTTGCCAGGCTTGTCCTGGAATAACTGGCCCCGCACAACCTCTTTGGCCTGCGACACTCCTATTATAATAGGCTTGTAACCCGTGCGGAACTTATCATGCCGTTCTTTCTCTGGCCAGATCGTAGACCAAGTGCCTCGATCTGACGCCCCCTTAATGGGCCAGATATTCCGGCCCACGCGCGCGCGACAAAACTCAAAGGCATGATGGTTCGCATAGCCGCCAGTGTCGATGCAAGCACCCATGAGATGCATGTCAAAGCCAAGCTCATGCTTGTAGGGCTTAATAAGCACCTGCTCCAATTCGTCCCACAGCTCCTTTGTGGCCGGGTCCCCTTGGATAACATGTGTCGCGATAGACCAGGACTCATCGTCCGCACCCCATCCCACAACCTCAACCTCGAAGCGGCCTATGTTCGCAGTACCGCCAGCCTGCACGTCAATACCAGCGGTGAGGAGGGTCACCCCGGCGGGCACCTCAGCATTATAGAATTCCCGGCGGGATAGCAGAACATTCGCTGTAGTGTTCTTCATGTTCTCTTGCGAGAAGGGCCACCCGAGCTGCGTGTTTATAAAAGTCTGCTTAGACTCTGGGTCATCTTTAGCCGCTATGAACTTCTCGGCCAGGGTAGCAACGCTGGTGAAGGGAGAGTAAAGCTTCGAGGCGGTAAAGCTCGCGTGGGTATTCTCTACCGGGTGCCCCCCACATATCTTGCACTTGGTATAGCCCACCTGGCGCTCGTCATCCCAATCCCACTGGCGCTCCACTCTGGGGTCCTGCTCTAGGTCACAGCACCTGAAGGGCCGCGTCTGCCTCCAGCGGATAGCCTGCTTAGAGGTCATTATACCCATGCGCTGGCGCTCGGTTATAACTGTGCCACACTCCAAGCAATGCAGTTCAGCCTGCCGGGGCATATGCACCCCGCCAGCAGACTTAGGCCATTCAACGTTCTTGAAGAAATCCAGAGTTATCCACTCGCCACAGTGTGGGCACTTGATGTATGGCCTCCGCTGGTCACCTTCTATATAGGACTTATAAATCCGGCTTGTCTCTATAAGTGTGGGGGAACAAGCCCGGACTGCCAGCTCTGTTCCAATAAAAGTCGCCATCCGCTCCTCGGCGAGGAGAATGGGGTCACCTTCCTTCGTGGCGAGATACTTGTCAATCTCATCCTCTAGCACCAGCCTGATAGCGCGCATGGCGAGATTGGTGGGAGACCCCGCGCTCGCGATGGCCAGGAACCCGCCGGGGAAAGTTTTGTACTTTATGGTGTCGTTTGACTTACGAGATTTGGAGTCCCGCATGAGCCCCTTAAGCACGGCGCTCTCTTTTACCATGGGGACAAGGCGCTCCTTAGAGAACGCCTCAGCGAATTCGTCCTTAGGCTGAAGTAACAGAATAGGTGATGGGTCGAGGTGGACGAAGTAACCTATTATGTTTTCTAGTAGGGACGTTTTTAACGTCTGGGTTGAAACCATAACGGTGATTAAACGCACCCCAGGCTCGGTCACAGCCATCATGGGGCCGCGCGCAATTTCCACGTTGGCTGTCACCCACGGTCCTGCCATCGCGCTGGAGGACTTACTCAGCCAGCGGTATTCGTCCGCCCAATCGGGCAGGTTCATCTTCGGAGGAGGCTTAAGGACAGAACTAACAGATTTAGTCAGCCTGTTCTGGAAGCTCTCCAAAGCTGTCTGGTGTGAGCGCAACAAGCTCAAGCGTATCATCCAGTTCTTTTGATACCAGTGCAATATAATCTTCAGGCACTTTTGAACGTAATCTTCCAGGTATAGCCCGGAACCGAGCTTTAATTGTGCCGAACAGCGTATCAAGAACCAGCATTACCTCGTCTAAGGCAATCAGTTCCTTCTGCCGCTCTGCCAGTTCTAGCTCGCGCAGGCCCGCCACTGCCTCCCGCTCGCGTATCTGCGCGGCGATCAGCGTGTGCTTCTTCGTTAGGTCTGTACCTGTAGCCTTCAACACCTCCCGATCCTTGTACCACTGGATACAGGATGGGAGGTCATAACGCCACTCTACGCCCTTAGTTTTGTCCTTCCGCTCGTTAGCAGGCATACCGTCTGTGGTCCACGCGATAATGGTAACGCGTGTAACCCCCATGGCTTCTGCTACTTCGGTTTGGTTCCAGGTGCGCTTAACCATTGCGGGGCCTGAACTTCACAAACTCAAGGGACGGGCACTCCCGTACCTCTCTCCTTGCCCCATATGCTACGGAGGACACCAGGAAGTCAGCGTGGGCTTTACCAGCCCGCCAAAATTCAACCCTGGACGCAGGAGCTACACCCATAGCTAACAGTACCCTACAGGCATTAAACACGGGCTCTGCGCCCCGGAATATCTCCTGGCCGTCGAACTGAGCACGGTATTTACCACGTGACCAGGGCTTACCCACAGGCCCGTGGATTTCAGCTAACCACACCTTTATGCACAAGGGGGTGTCCCTCCGGTTTTAAATGTGGCTAGAAGGGTACGCAGACCGCTCTAGCACTGGCGAAGCGCATGCCCCCGCTACTGGGGTACCTGAATGGTAGTCACTCGGCTGTACGACGCTTATTGTGGCAGTTCCGCCCCCAATACCCCTAGCCGAGCGCTGGGGACGGATGGAGCTGGGCTAGCAGCTCCGATGGCCATCGGCCTGTTTTGGCTATCCGCCCCGCCAGCGTCAGCCCCCGCCTCCCACAATTCACCGTTCCATGCCTGGACCGATAGCCGCGCTGCGGAGCGCGTATGTGCTTGGACGAATTGACCCTACCAAGTTCGGGCGGGCATGTCAAGCGGCAAATGAATTTTTATTTTTGCCTCCCACACGCGGGAGAAATTTTTGCTATTTTATTTTCGCGCGCGAAGAAATTTAGGTCAGTCAGATGGGACTCTCGGGGCACACGGGTGTCCCTTAAGGGGACAACCCTCGTGTAGGCTCCCGGTTATAGTACCCAGGTATATGACCTTGGTTTAAGACCCCTAGTTATATTATCCTGGAAGATAGTTACATTAACCACGTTTTCACATAGCTCTTTACCAAAAAGGGGGGAGTGTGCTAGGCGTTATATAAAGACCCATGGTTAGAACCAAGGAGACCCAGAAATGCAATATATAACCAAGGTAGTATATAAAAAGCCTATTGGCCTGCGTTGCGAACTGAAGGTAGGGGTAGGCTTCTATTTTGCCACACCCCGCAACTTCTTTATGTTAGATGGCCTAGACGTACAAGCCCTCCGCCGCCAAGCCGGGGCCGGTAGTAAGCGCTTCCGAAAGTTTCCTGTCACTGGTCCCTTCGATCTGCCACCTGGCGAGGCTGAAGAGTTTGCAGAACGCTATACCGCCCTCTGCAAGCAGGGTGGTATGTCCTTAGTGTTAGGCCCATGGGACGAGCCTAGTAGGCTACTAGTAGTCCCTAGCTATGTTCTCCCACCGGCGCCTTACACTCAGGGGCCACACCCCTCAGAAGGGGAAGAATACACCCGGGTGAACCTGTATGTTGAGACTGAGGCGCTGTATATCCTCACCACTTGCTACCCCGGCTCTCCTGAGTGGAGTCCTATCCACGTGATACTAAAGCCTAGATACCGGGCTGCGGCTAAAGCCGCCAATGATGGCTATAAGCCCAAATATACTGTAAGACTGAGTACTAAGTATGCTAGTGGCAGCATAAACCCCTGTTTTGCACCGAAGCGCCCACACCCAAGCTATGTAGCCTTGTCCAACTGGCCTGTCTCTGACGAAGGGCACAAGCCAATAGATGTTTTGTCCTATGTGGCCAAGTTCATATATGATCAGCAGCAGCCTGTCAGCGCCTGTGCCGCGAAGTCTACAGTTCTAGCTCCACCCCCTCCTGCGGAAAAAGCCGGTGCCCCGGATGCACCCCGAGTGACCATAGAAATGAAAGATAAGCGTATAGAACTGTACCGGAAGGGCCAGATAGCGCACCTAAAGGAGGAAATCCTCTCAAACGAACACTATCTTAGGCAGCACCCAAGCGAAAAAGAGTATATCTCAGGCGAGATAACCCGGCTAATGGAGGAGTTAACCAAACTAGAAGAAGGCTGAAACTTTTCGCTTGCACCCCCAGCGCGTGGGGGTATAGTGGGATAAACAAACGGAGCGAGTATCATGGAACGGCGGATTAAGGCGGCTATAGCCAAAGCTATTCACACCCCGGAGTTCGCACTCCATGTGGGTTTCGGATCGAAGTGGCTAGCGGAAAAGCTAAGTGCAGAAGTTATGAATGCCTTGGGGTTAAAGGTTTGCTATATCTGCCGGGCGCTGGAAGCTGGGGAGTATGTTGCCTACGCAGAGCAGCAGATGCTGGCTGACTTGTGGGAGCAGATCAAAGAAAAAGCATTCCTGGAGATTACACAGATGGAGATGCGTCCCCAATATTTCACCCAGATCAAGATGTCCTTTCCCGCTATAACCAAGCTTGATTAACCTGGTGTGTGATGATCCACAATTTACCATATGCGTACAGAAAGCCGGTCAGAAAACACGAAGCTGAGATAGTGCTTCTGATTGATGCGGCTGCTGATGCCTTCGAGAAAGCGGAGGCGGCCAGGGGGACGGCAAGGGCCATTTGGTACGATCAGCTAGACTCTGTGTCTGAGGCGAAGTTCACACTCGCTAAGCTGGAAGCCGAGCGCCGCCACCGGCACGCTTGGCAAATTGGAACTGTGTGCGGGGTACAGCTCGTGCCCGAATATGAGGATGGCATCTATGCTCGATATATATCGTGTTGACGAACAGCTCTATAACCCCTGGACAATGCACTATGAGCTGTTGTCCCGGTGGTACTGCGGCAACAGCACCTACACCTTGGCTATCGCTGAGCGCGGTGTAGATGGGAGATATGTCGTTGGCTTCCGGCTACCGGGCTGCGAGGTTAACGACCAGATACTCACGTGTGATATTAATGCCGCTTGCGCGCAGGTGCGCCATATACTAGACAGTTGGCTAAGCCCGGCGCTCCCCGGTCTGCGTGAGCTGGGGTTTAAATTCGCCGGGGAAATGGGCGAAAAGAGGAGCATTCAGTAATGCGAACGCGGATAATCGTATTCATTATTTTCATATGGGCACTGTTTACCGCAGTGCTCGTGGGTAACCTCATAATCGAGGACAAGCAGGAATGCAACAAACTGGAGCAAATTAATGGCAGGCATTGATCAAACTTTGGCCGAGCGCGGTGCAGTCTATGGCGACTATGCTGCCAAGGCGGACTTCATCCAGCGCATTAAGGCTATGATGCGCGCGGCGCCCTCGTGGATGAAGTGCACCCCAGCTATGCGGGAGTCTCTGGAAATGGACATCCACAAGACTGCTCGTATCCTATGGGGCGATCCAGCCTACCGAGACAACTGGGTGGACAAGATGGGTTACATTCAGCTCGTTGTGAATGACCTGTATAAAGCCCCCGGAGCAAGTGCCCCGGCGGATTATCTCCCGACAGAAAGGGAACCTGGTGACCCTATCCCCCTTATGCAGGAGCGTGGCATTCAATTTCGTGGAACCCGCTCAGGCTCGGCGTTCGAAGATGAGGATAATGGCTGCTGATGGACCTCGCAACACAATTCAAAAGGCGCCTGCGGCTGTATGACACAGCCGTCAAGGCCCTGGGCGAAGTGAACCTCATTAGCAAGGAATGCGCGAACGCCTCTCCCAGAAATAAACCAAAAGCTGAAGTTCGACTTGCCAAGGCTAAGGAAATGTATTTAGCTGCTTGTCAGAACTGGTCTAGGTTTGTACGTAGGTTCGATAACTGGAAGGAGGCGGAACATGCTTTTTATGGTATTCGCAGCGAAGATAGCAGCCGCAGTTGCCCTACTGTGGGCGGCAAAGATTTGTGATCTGGAGTTCTTCCAGACCTTTGAGCACCCACAGGGGATTAATTTTCTAGGCAGTGCTCTGTCTATCGCAGCCTTCTGCATGCTGGTCTGGGGGTTCAAATGAACAAGGGCTTTTGGACGGAGCCGGAGCTGGCTCGGCTTAAGGACTGGTGGGAACGCGGGCGTTCCGGGGGCCAGTGCGCTGCCTACCTTGGCCGCACACGAGACTCGGTTCTTGGGCAGGTTAAGCGGTTGGGCCTTTGCCACAAGGGTGGGCGTAAACCGAAGCCCGCCGGAGTAACGCTGGTGAAGTTTAGTTGGGAGGAGTAGGTATGATCACTGGAATTGACATTGAAGAGGTAGCGAGTCCGCCTGAACCCATTGACCCTGATATCTATCTGAGGGTCGCAGTGTACCTTCGGGGCTTTGAGGACGGCAAGGACTATATGCGGCGGCTGCTCTACCCCACGCCACGAGGCTGCATTGGCAAGGAGGAAAATAGCTATGAGCTTTAAGGATGAGATTGACATTCGGATAAGCGATCTCCTTGAAACTTGTGCATCTTGCTCCTGGCGTATTAGGCACCATGGGCTGCGTACGACTGAGCTAGAAAAGCTGATCGGGGCCGAACTAGACGCCCGTCGGCGTATTGATACACTAGAAGCCCTAAGGGATGCACTCTATGGAGAATGATCAGGTAGCACTGTTTGCTTTTCGTAAGGACGGTGTCCAGCACCTAGCTACCGAGCGCGCCTATGCTTTCGTGCGTATGGTTTACCTCTTTGAGAAGCGGTTACCTGCGGACCTGGGGATGTGCGATGTGGAAGGTGAAGCTCTAGCCTTTTTCGAAGAGGCAATGCAAAAAGTTAGAGAACATGGCCCTGTGTATTCTGATCTTTGGATAGGAGTACCCCCTGAGGTTTTAGATCGCTATGCCCTAGATTACTTGGATGACCCGAGCCACCCATGGTTCATCACTAATCTGCACCAGGTGTTTAAGTTTTGGGCTGGCGTGGTATGGGGTGACGGTGTGTTTGAGGGCCAGGTGCGCTAACTTCTTGGTGGTGGAGTAATCGGATATGTGGTTCATACCTACAACAAAATACGGAGTACATACGCCTATCGACACCCGGATGTATCCCTGTGCTTACGTGTACGCATCCCAGAGCGCCGCTATTAGATGGAAGGTGCTGTGGAGCTACCTCCGGTTAAAGCCTGATCGGAGGCTTCCACTCCTCTATACCACCACGAGTTATTATCTGATACTCACAAATGGCAAGGACAATGAGGGCGCACTGGAGCTGTGCTATGGGGAAGACCAGGGGGCGGCATATGCGGACTTGGCGCGCCTCCAAGGGGGCTTATAGCCTACATCTGTGTGGTACTATGATACCACTTGTGCCCTGCCTGGGCTATCCTAGGTGTGGCATTTTTGCATCATTTATATATTAGTATATGCTGATATCCGCATATATAGCTGGGTTTTGATCGAACGCAGTACTTCCC